GGGGAAGTCATAGTATGCATTGATGTCACCGATCACCTTGGCGATGTAGCGATCTGATGAAGGATCGAGATTGATTCCTTCCCAACGTTCAAAGACCTTCTGGTCAATGTCGGTGTCAGTCAGGCTACGAATTGAAAGGCTGAAAGATCCGTACTTGTTCGTTGGGTCATTTGACGGCACGATGTTGTAGATTGAGACCTTGTACTTGTTTGAGATTCCTGCACCATCATCTAGAGCATGAAGCTTGAAGAGATTGACGGGTGATCCGCCGAACTTCTGAGAGATGACCCAAGGCGACTTTTCGCTTGAGAACCTATCGCGGTATCCTTCGTAATTCGGTGCAGTCGAAGATCCTACGTCACGAGCTCCAGATCCTGACAACAAGAATGCGCTGCGTTCTGCTCTGTATCCTGTATCAAAGATTGATCCTGAAGCGACGGCACCTGCGCCGGTGACGACCGCAAGAGCTGGATGGATATCCCAGTGTGCTGCAAGGTAGTGACCTGCTTGTTCCATCTTGAAAGGATCTGTGTTCAGGACCTTGCTGATGTAGTTTGCTGCCGTGACGTCGAAAGACGCTGTCAACACGTTCGGATATGCTGCATCCGTTCCCTTGTGTCCGTTCAACAACAAGGTGAACTCTTGCTTCGATACATTGCTCGATGTCAAGATCATCATTCCCAGTGTCGTTCCTCTCGCTGATGCATCGAGTGCAATCAGCGTTGAAGCAGGAGGAGCCGAATTGATTCCTACTGCAGAAGCCGACATGCGAAGAATGACTCCTGAAGGTGCCATCAACACGCCTCTCACGATCGGCACAGCAGCAGCAACGATGTTGTTGACGCTGCCGGTGCCTTGAAGACCTGCTGCGCTGAATGCGCTTGATCCTTGAGATTCTGACATGAAGCAACCTAGGAAGTACGTACGACCAGGTATACCACCTGAGTTTGCATACGCGTTTGATGATAGAGCTCCATCAGTTGATGAAGGCTGCTTTTCACCTACTGTAAAGCCGGCGCTGGTCACGTCACCTGCCGTAGTACCGGAAGAGACTCTTTTCTTTCCATCACCGACTCCTAGAACCCTGAGATAAGTGACCGCCGTCGCTCGGCGCATCCACTCAGATACAGCAAGAGGACCAAACTTCTTCGCATCGCTCTCACCGAACTTTGCAAAGAAGTCCTTCAACGTTCCGTACGTCAGCGGAACGAAGGCTGGCCCCTTGACTGACGTTCCGACAACACCTGCCGGTACGCCCGCTGGACCAACCTCGACCGGTCCTGTTAGATCAATTTCTCTTGTCGTTACCCCTGCGCTTCCAAACTTGAGCTGTGCCATTTATCTCGCTCCTACGCTTTGCTGATTAAGTATCAATTTATCTGCGAATTTTCAGTATCAAACGAACTGAACGCCCGCATTTGTGACGATGAAGTCGATGGCGATGAATTCGATCGCTCTTGTCGGGACCACAACGATCCTTCCATTTAAACGATTGAGATCGACATCTTCTTGTGTGTTGTTCGTTTCGTTCATCACGACCTGGAACGCTTCGATACCTGCCTGCGCTTGGATGAGGCTCAATTGAAGCGTAGAGTCAGCAACGAACTTATTGCGAACCGCCGGCGTGTTCTGCTCGAACACGATCCTGTTTGCTATGTTTATGATCAATCTCTTCACCTCGAGGAGGAGGCGTCGAACGTTGACTCTATCAAGAGCCGACTTCCTGATCTGCAGAGTCTTTTGACCGTATATCACGAATCCAAGACGTGGGAACGTCGCGATCGGATTGATGCGTGCATCGTAGAGTCGATCTCTATCTGACACATTCAATCTGACCTCTACGTTGTTGACGAAGTCAAGAGCTGCGCGGTTGAAACCGGCCGGCGCAAACCATGGGTATGCATTCCTGTCGTTGAATCCTATCGCACCCAGTGCTGCGACAGAAGCCGGTACCTTGACATAGCGGTTGTTGACGGCATCATTAATGTAGACGTTAGGGAAGTATGTCGCAACGTAGTTGTTGTCGAATGTCCTGTCCTCAAACGTCGATGCAGTGTTCTCTATGTTTATCTTGGCAGTCGAGTCATCATAGATGCGATTGTTGTTGTCATCATAGTTCGGAAGATCCATAACATACATTGAGAGGCCGTAATCACGAACCTTCTTTGATGTGTAGTTGGTAATGTAATCTTCACGAATTCCAGGAAGCGCCAACAGGTTGACGTTGACCTGCAATGCATCTGTCATCACGTCGACGGCAGTGATGTAAGAGTTGACTGAGTTGTTATCAACTCCAACACCGGCTTGATTGGTCGTCAGCCCAGGAGAGACGTATGTCGTTGATGCTGCGCCTAGAGGAGTCTCAAATGAGGTTGCCTTGTCATTCATTCTTGCGGCTGCTGAATCAAGGATGTTTAGACCGTCGAAACCTCCTTGCATGAATGACGTGAATTTAGCAAATGAAGAATACTTGTTGAATTCATAAGGCTGCCCGTTCGACAACAGAGATGCAAAGGTGATACGATTTCCTAGAACCGGATCATTGATCGTGTAGTTTGACGGATCGACATTCGCATTTCTGACGTATGCAGCTTCTCTCATGTGAGCTCTGATCGTTCCCGTCAGTGCTGATATCGCGGTCGCTGAGAATGCAACCTTGGACAATGAGAACTTGTTGTTGTTCAACACGTCAGCGCCAGATCCTGTGACGAGAACGTCAAGCTTCTTGATGCCAGAGAACTTGGTGAAGCTCTCGAGCAAAGGATTCTTGACTTCTGTCAAGTTCGCATTTAGAGGTACATCATTTCTCTCAAACTTGACACCCCAATAGAACTGAGGTGATGCTGCCTCTTGAGGGCCGGGGCTTCCGTCCCAGCTTGTCGTTGAAGGAATCTCGCCCTTTGTGACCTTAAAACGGTAAGGAACAGGAGGAACGATGGATTGCGAAAGTATGCCTGACGATGGAACGTCAAACACACCTGCAAGCCTCTTTGCTCCTGTCACACCATCTGATAGAGAATCATTCGTCTTTATGACCTCGTGACCTCTGAATCCGAAAGGTAGAGATTTTGCAGGAACCTTCTTGTCCTCGACCGCAGTCGGTATGATGACCCTAACGAGCTTGGAAACGTTGGCATATTTACCGCTTGTAATGACTCTACGTTCGCTGACAATGTCTTGATCAAAGTCGTACGTCACCTTGCGGTCGCCGATCAACTTACCGATGTAGTTGTCTGCATCAGGATTGAACGAACAGTTGACGAACTCCTCTAGAATCTGAGGGTTGATGTCTGTGTCATTCCAATCGCGGATCTGAACGTTGAACGTTCCGTATTCATCAGCTTCGTTCTCAGACACCTTAAGGTTTGCTATCGAAACCTTGTACAGGCTGTTGGCATATGCTCCATCATCAAGAGCCTCTAGGGCGAAAAGATCATACTCAGTCGTGCCGAAAGGCTGAGATATGAAGTGTGGAGTCTTCGGCGTGGTAAAGCGAGTGTCAAAACCTCCGAATGCATTTCTAAACACGGTTGAAGGCTCTCCAGATACGTTGCTGGTGTTTGTTGATCCCGACAGGACTGCGACGTAATCGTCAAAAACGACAGTGGCAATCTCGTCATCAACGGCAAAATCTGCATACAACAAGTGTTGGTACTGAGCAAATTTCTCTGGATCCCTGTTAAGAACCTTACCGAAGTAATCATCGCTGCTGGGATTCATTGATGCAGTGTAGACCTTGACACCTGGAAGCTTGTCATCGAAAGCAAAGTTAGATCCCAACGTAGAGGATATGACTAGCTTAAACTTACCTAGTTTAACCAATGCAGCATCATCGAGCGTCGTGGCACCGACAAATGCCGAAGGAACCAATTGATTACCATCAAGCACCATCATTCTAGCACCGGACGCCATCATGACGACACCACGGACGAGATTCATATTGCTTGACTGCGAACGTGAATCATTGTCCGTAAAGATCGGCATGCCGTATGCCTCACTAGCTTGCAGGGTGTGATCTGCAACGAGGTACTGCACTGATCCAACGTGACGGCCCAATGCATCATGGGACGCTACAGATCCTTCTATTTTGAATCCAGCGTTTCTAACTCGTCCTGTCGATACGGTCGTTGAGATGTCCGTTGTGCTCTTGTTTGCACCAGCTCCAAGAACTCTCATGAACGTCAACGCAGTACGATTCTTCAAGAACTCATTAACTGCATACGGACCAAACTTCTTCGGATCTAGATCTCCAAAGATGCTTGTGAATTCATTAAAACTCGCGACGGCGACGGGAACGAAAGCAGGACCCTTATTCGATGTACCTATCACTCCTGCAGGAACCCCAACGGGACCTGACGGTGGCGGGACCCTTAACTCAATCTCACGCTCAAAAAACCCAGGAGACCTAAAAACTTGCTCGGCCATTATCTTGCTCCTTCATGCAACAGACAAACTTTCCTTATAAGTATCTCAAGAAAACCAAAAAACATTTTTGAATATCAAAAGTCTTTGGTCACGTGATAGGTAAGACCACCGAGCAACTCATCAGGAGTTAACGGCGCCTGATTTGATTTATTGGACCCTGGTTGTGTCACTGAACCTGGTTTTACAATGGACTCTCCAGACGACTTATTGACAGAGTATACTCTGACGTATCCAGTTTGAGATTTCCCGTCTAATCCGTTCGATGTTACTTTTAGGTATTGAGGAAGATTTTGCCGTTGTGTTCTGTTGGACAATGCAGGATCGATCATTACGTTTGGATCCTTCGGGTCATAGTTTCCGATTCCTGTCCTTCGTTGATCTGATCTCAGGTTTTTTTCTGCAGAAAGAGGTAACGTCGGATCGTCCGATCCAAGAAATGGATCATTGACGACGTTCGGTAGTTGATCTTGAACTGAATTTGATGACGTTCCTACGTCAAAGCTTACAACAGGAGATGAAACGTATCTCTTGATCGGTATTCCTACACCAGGTTGCTGGGTCGCAAAGATGTACGCTTTAACATTGACGTTAAACTTATACTTGATGATTCTCTCTTCTTGACCCATCTCATCATAATTTCCTTCAGGGTTGTAGGAGTTACCTTCGACCATGGCAAGGAACCAGTATCCCTTAGATGTGTTTATTCTCCAAGAATTTCCTTGAGGTAAGAAAGAAGAGATCAACTGTTCGATCAACTGATTCATGTGTTGTGTGTACTGAGTCCACATGCTGACTTCATAGTCTATCGTGCAGAACTGAGGCGCAGGTATGACTATCGTCTCATATATGTTGTTCTTCTTGATGTCTGCAAGCCAAGCTCCGTCCCTAAATGTGGGGTCTGTCTCATCCGCCCCGACCTCACGCTCAGTTAAGAGTTGGCCTTCGGCGTGGTCAGAATTAGGATCGACAGCAACGTTTTTCTGGTTCTTCAACAAGAACCTGTTGATCAGATTTTGATAACCCCTGTCGGACTTGTCTAACCTTCTGTGAATCACGATCTCATTTGTCTGCTGATTGATGCCACGACCGACTATGTCTGACGTGGCATCTTGAGTTATGTTCGTCCGCGCGATCGTTACCAGGGGAAGTATCAAAGAATTGTTTCGATCCCTCAAGGCTCGTTTTTTCTTCAACAATGCCCACTTTTCACCTGATGCGAAGATGACAGGAACCTTCTTGGGCTCTGCATTATTTCCTTCAACTTGCAACTTAATCTCATTTTCAAACAATTTAAATAGAGCAACGTCGACATCCTCTATGCCTACTGGTGCGATAGACAGATCAGGTATACCTTGATGCGTGTCGGCATTAATCCCGATGACGCCGAAGGTAGACTGACTCTTTGAATTAAAACGTGTTGGCATAATCACTCATCATAGAAAGAACTTCCAGTTCCTGTAGAATCTCCCAATCCAGAAACCTCCCTAGGTCCTGACAACGGAGGATCAAGGACACCGTTCTTGACCAAGTCTCTAACGTCTGCAGTTGGGCCATCCTTGTTCTCAGCGACTCCTCTTTGTTGCACAAATGTCTCTTGAACGGCATCTGGATCTGCGTACTTGATATCCGTCGGTCCATTTGTGATGGCCTTAAACTGGCTCTCACGTACTCTAGTTCCCATCAATGAAACTCCATCGATGTTCTCTGCCTGGCCATAAATCGTGCGCATGTACTTGTATTCTGTGATCTCGTAGAAGATCGATCCGAATGAGAAGTAATCGCCTATCGACGGATTCAACCCCTTCTCGACCATATCTCTGTGTTGTATGTAAACTTCCAACGTAAATTGAGAATCAATACCAAACTTCGTTATCTTCGTCTCGTTCTGAAACTGTGCGTTTACAAGAGCCTCTACGACGATCGGATTGTCAAACACTTTCTGTAGAGCCTCGTCATAGACCTCATGAGACTGAGTCTTCGTCTCTGAGATGGGATAGTAATAGATCTTTTGACCGATGACGTCCTTGACGATCTCTTTTGTGAGATCTGAAATGAAGTTGATCTCTCTGGGTGTGATGAATAATCTTGCCATGGCCTATCAACCTATCACGATTCCCTTGCCTAGAGGCATGGGTATGTATCTCAACTGTTTCTGCATGTTTTCTGCTGCAAGAGCGTCAGCTTCCAATAGCTTCTGATGGGTCAGGTTAGCCAAGAACTCTTTCATTTGAGTCGTCAACTTTTCTTTATCTTCACGAGACTGGGTCAACAAGTCAGAGCCGTTTAGTTGTAGATCTGCATTTGGAATAGGAATCGTTTGAAATTTTGATCGTATGAGTCCTAATAGCTCTTTGCATAGAGCCAGGGTGTACTGACGAATCCATTGTTTTCCAGGTTGATTTATTGTGGTGAAGGGAATGTTGCCAAAGGGTATGTTGCTTGGTCCTGATATTCCGTATATCGTGTCATCTTCATATGATGTTGGATTCAAGGGATCATGAGGTTCCATCACCTTTACGAACATCTTACCCATCTGAAGATCTGATGAAGGTATGGGATAAATCCTTAGATTGCTTCCTATGACATCATAACTGTATTGAGATCTTCTGACTCTGAACGCAGTCTCAAGCATTCCTCTTCGCAGAACGTCTTCAAACACAGGCAACACATAAAACACAGTTGAGTTAACGTATGATTCATAGTTAAAGTTTGTGGCAAGAAAATTTGTGATGTTCGATGCATTGAGAAGGAACTGCTGCGCTGCAAGAGGCTCAAAGTGAAATATCTCGACTATCTTTAATTTTCCTTTTCTTCCAGCTGGCAACGTACTGTAGATAGAGCTACCTGACAGGCTTCCAGAAGCGACCTTAAGATCTTCATACAGGTTATAATCCTGTTTATCCTTGATCAGGTCGATGTAACCTAACGTGGCGTCAAAAGATCCTCCTACATATGCTTCCGTCGCATATGGCTCTGCCATTCTTAGCAGGTATTCTACTGTTCTCTTGGCATATCTGTTCGTTAGGTCATTCGAACCTGTAGGAAGACCCATGACGTTCGTCAGATCTGACGTTATCTTCATTTCATGTATCAAACGTGAATATTCACAACATGCTTCTTCGAAACATGCCCAAATCTCTTTCTTTGTCAACTCTACTGACAGGACATCGTCACCTAGCTTTCGTTTGACGAACGTCACCATACCATCGGCTTCAGTCTGAAAAGCTGAATCAGAATCAAAGAAACCGAACGGCGTGGGGCTTATTGTTGAGGCGAATGTTGTCATATACGTACGTCACCTAACACTCAAATTCTTAGATAAAAATATGGATGAGCGGCAAAAAAAAATCTTACTAAATAGAATCGTAGTCAAACTACTCTAGAGTACGTGACACTTATCTTGTCGCCTGTCTTTGGAGCCGTGTTAAAAATCAACAGCCTGTCAGACAACGAATAATCAACCCCAGATGATATTTGCAGGACATCATTTAAGAACACCAACGTCTTATCAGGATTCGGTTGGTATGAGATGACAAAAGTGCTGTTGTTTCCATCTACCTCACCTGTGGGAGTTTCATTCCACACCATCACATCGTACGAATCATACGAGTTGTTGTCAACGACTTGCTGGACTGGACGAGGTCTGTAGTAGGAATAGACCTTCCTAGATCTAGATGCATCTCTTCTTGTGATCGACATATCAATGATTAACTATTGACATGACAAAGACGTTCGACTGATCAAAGCATCTTATAGGCTTCAAAATGCATTCCATCAGGTCTATTTGGAAACCATCCGCCCCAATAGAATCCATGGTCATAAGCTATGCCGACCAATTCTCTCACTGAGCCAGTGGCTCCCCGTAAAGCAGGTTGAACGCCGAGTTGATTCCATTGAACGTTGATGTCAAACGCCGTTCCCCAGGCATGGTTTGATAAAGCTGTCCTTGACCCTCGAATGAATCTAGGAGCCCATGTTCCTCCCCATGTCATGATCAAGTATGTCAATCCTGCAGAGTGCCATGCGTCAAATAGATCAAGGAACTGTTTGGACAGCGCTGAATGAATCGTCACGTTGCCTGATTTTGAGAATCCAGGAATGCTCGTCAAACGTGGGATGTTGACTGTCGTGATGTTCTTCTTTGCCCAATCGCCGATGATCGATATTCCTTCTGGGTTCGACGTCGTCGGGGCAGGCGTGAAAGAGAACTTTCCAAACATCTTCTCTCTATCAATCGGATTTAGAGATCCATGATTTGGAGGCTGAGGCCAGTTAGGTCCATTTATGTCCGCCGTTGGATCATCCATCAAGGGAAAGCCACACTGAAGAGCAGCAGAGATCGTTTTTGAACCGACAACGCCATCAGGGGTGAGACCTTTCCTGTTTTGAAAGTACTTGGTCTCTGTTTCAGTAAATGCATCAAAATCGCCATTGACGATGATGTGGCTGTCTGCAACCAAACCCCTAAGGAAATTTTGCCACTTTTCGACCTGAAGGCCTGTCGAACCCCTGCGTAAGATCTGCATCATGTGCTACCTCAGAATGTCGACAATGCCCTGATCGCAATCTTCACTCGTTCTCGAAGCTCTTCGGGTAGAGCAGACAACAAGACATATGTCTCAGGACGAACTGCGCTCTCTACCAAGCCACCAACGGTCTCTTGATTGCTGCGAGACACCCCAACGTTGATCGCAAGAGGAGGAGCTCCGACTCTAACATGAAGCATCGGTTGATATAGATCTACTTTTTGCATGTTCATCCCTTTAAGACGCCTTGAGGTTTATTTAGAGCTTCATTCAATGTCGCAAACTGTGTCTTCAATGACAACAATACTTCTTCTAGTTGAAACGTGTTCTCTCCCCTAGAACGAGCATCATTGATCCTACCTTCAAGATCGACTATCTGTAATAACAGGTTTTCTGTTGCGGCTGACATGTTCGAATATTATTCTAATGTGGAATAAAATAAACTTCACCCTGACGGGGGAGCTTATTGTTTTGCAAAATCTGATGCTTGTGTTTTTAAATCAGCCAAAATTGTTGTTAGCGTAGTAGGCACAATTTCACCAGTCAGAATTTTTACAGCAAAACGAGCTAATGCCCCTTGATCTGTCGTGCTTAATGCTTGTTGTATTGCTGCTTTGTCAGCACCTGATTCTAGCCCCTTAACGTCTTTTAGTGCTGAAGCAAGTTGAGATGCAAGCTGATCATCTTTTAAAGCCGGTTTAAGCTTAGTTAAGATTTTATCTAACATTTGATCTCGTTTTTTATCCGCTTGAGAATCTTGTCCCATCCCAGGAAGAGACAATTGTTCTCCTGCTTCTGTCAATCTCTTGACTTGCGAATAGACCAACTTACGTAATTGAGCCTCAGTGATACGATGCTTCATGATTAATCTCCGAAATGTCTACACATAAATACACGGAAAAATAAAAAACATAAAAACAAAAGGCCCTGGAGATAAATCCAGAGCCTTTGTGATCAATGGGTCTGTGACATCATAGACCGCTAATGACGCATGATCCGGATGCTGCCATCACCAAAAAGCTCTTTCCGTCGCTGACAAGAGCCACAGAGGAACCTTCTGCCGAAGCCAGTGCGATCTTGCTTCCCTGTTCGTCAGGTGTCGCACCGGCTTGACCTGCGAACACCTTAACACCGGCTGTCTCTAGAGACCCTGTCAAAGCATGAGCATGGGCAGATGTCGAACGAAAGACGAAGACGCCTCCAGGAACCGATTCTGCAGTAGGCATCACCATTGTGATCGCGGCTACTGAAGACGAAAGAGTATAAACTCCAGGCGATCCGATCGTCTCAGCCGCAGACTTTGCAACGACTGACGTCGTCGGCAACGAAGATAAAGAAAGCGAAGTGCTGACTTCAAATCCGGAACCTGCCTGTTGAACCAAACCTTGTGAATCATTAACAACAACTTTAGGCATCTTGCAATCTCCCCTGATACACCTTAATTATTCAGGGATCAGCTATTTTTTTAATCTTAAAAGATTTTTAAGAAAATCGATCACAGCATTGATGCAACTTTAATCATCTCTTCAATGTCGTTGATAGATTTTTTTAATTTTTCTTCAATGGGCAAAATGGCGAACGGTATGACACCCCTTCCGTCAACGCCGTTCTTCTTCCATGTAGAGACAGTGACCAGCAGACTCTCAAGGTCTTTTTTTGCCTTGAGAAGTGAAGCTATGACGACATGAGACTTGCTGACTATCTTTGCCACTGTTTCATTGCATAGGTATGCAAGCCATTATATAAAACAAAAAAGAAAAGGAGATCGTATGATCTCCTTTTCAAGGAAGACTAAGTAAGTCTTGTGTTCAACGACGCGGCTTGCCAGTGAATTCGTAATGATTGCGAAGCAGGCGATACAACGTTCGTGCCTCGCGGCCTGTGAACTCAACCGTCTGTTGCTCAAGATCGATAAAGAATCGAGTTGAGTCGTTACGAGAATCTGTCGTCACTGCAGCATTGAAACCATCATCACGACGAGCAGTCTCGGTTCGAAGCTTGCCAGTGCGATCAACACGGCTACGGATGATTGCATTCTTGTTCGTTGAAGTGTAGTTTTTCTTATTCCTTGGCATATAGTCTCTCCAATTTTTGGTTTTTTACGATCGGCTCATTTGATGCTTGCCGAATGATAGAAGGATACTTTTACTGCATCAACATGTACACGATGAGAAATTTGCCTTAAATCGTGAAAGAGATCATTTGCTGTTGATCAATCCTGTGATCATCGACACGGAGTTTCCATACTCTGAAGTCTTGTTTGAATCCCCACGCGCGGTGGCATATACCGCTGCAGTGGATGAGAATGATGACATTTGATCCGACGTCTTTGATGAATCATCCAATCCCGAAGCGGGATTGTATCCGACTGCATTCTTTCCTGACATTTTGTTTGCATAGACGTGACCGAACCATCCGTTCTTGATGTAACCCTTTGGATCCATCACGTATGTCCAATTACAGGCATCAGGAGTCGCATCAGGCCATGTCGATCCTTGAAGCGGAGTATGGGGTGTGTCGCCGTATGCAACGAACACCGTACTCTGATCGAGTCGTTCCGTGGGATTCTCAGGATCAACCTGTTGAGACAGGTAGTTGTAGAATCCATTCAACACCTTGCCTAAGTGCTTCGTGGTATTTCTACCTTGGTTCATCAAGGTCATAGAATCAAAAGTAACGTGTGGATCAGTGAAGGTCGTGTCGCTCGTCGGACCAGGAGATAGAGCTACGATGGCTGTCTTGGACAGACCGAGCGTGAATGCCTTTGCAACGACGATCAAGGTTCTACCAAATTCTTCAATGCCCTTACGTTGCGCAGGAGTCATGTACGAAGAAGATGAGTTTAGACCGTCAATCATCTCTTGAACTCCAAAATCGATTAGATCTTGACTGGTCGGAGTCAACTGAGATGCAAAATTGAGACCGATGATCCTTGCAGCATTCTTTGTGACTTGCATCTGCGGTGCCCACGAAGTTCTATTCGATGACTTACGAAGTCCTAGTAACGCCTTGTAATATACCTCAAACAGCTCTTGATCTGCCTTGGATGCTAATGCAAACTGACTTGCGGCGCTGTTGAACAGATCAATCATTCCTGTTGAACTTGGAACAGTTGCGACCTCAGGAGCACCAGGGGCTCGGCCATATTTCACGGGATCGATACCTAAAACTGGAACTATAGCTGATGATCCAACTGCACCTAAAGATGCCAATGCAGCCTGCATTGAAGAATTTCCTGAAAGGGCAACCTGCGAGGCAGGAAATTCCGTATGGGTCTCATCCTTACCTGGGGTGAAAGCAGAGACAGGATACTTTGGAATTCCTGTTGCATGATCAAACCATGGAGCATCTGGACCGTAGAAGAATGACCTATCTCCTCCTGACCATCCTTTCACGCCGTTAGGAAGCGTTGGCATTACATTTCCCTTGCCCCATGTATAAGTTCCTCTGTATCCGTTAGCCGGATTGTATCCATATTGTTGTGTGTACAGGTAGGAAGAGAATCCACCGAAGTTAGAAGTCAATCCTGAGACGTTGGCATTTTGACATGCCTTGAAACCAACATCTGCGACAGGCCATAACTCTTGAAACCAAGCTTGTGAACCGTTCGGGGCAGGTACGAGCAATGATCGTCCGTATGTCGATCCTGCAGCTTCTGCTAGACCTGTGCCTCCCTCATCAGAAAGAAAATTCAGCAAATCTGACCTTGATATTCCCACTGCTGCGGCCATCACACCGCACATCTTTAAAAAGCTTCTTCTGCGGTCGTTGCGTAGGTCCTTTAGCTTCCAATTGGTCATTTGTTCTCTCCGTTATTGACAAGAATGAGCAGCGCTTAACAGCGTTGCGACGGCAATGACTCGTTTCTTTGTTAGATCAGATGAGTCACCCACCTTCGCCTTTTGAACGATCAAGTTGCATAACAACATGTGATCATCAGTCGCCGGGATACCTATGAGGCAGCTTACTGTCTCTTCGACGCATGATCCGTCAGCAGGATCGAACATGGGTCTATTCTTTCCACCCAACGTGCATGCTGGTGCTTTAGAAGGATCACCAATGTTTGCAATGATCTGCGGAGCGGATTGAATGAACACGTCCATCATTTTCATTGCAGATGCAGTTGAATGCTCTTCTTTTTCTCCAAGACGAGAATCAAGCTTGGGATATCCCAATGCATCCTTAGCTGTGAAGTACAAGTAGCCTGCCGTTGACGGTTTAGATACACAATACCCATCGGCTGCATCTGGTGAGTTGTTTCCGACATCGAGGCAACCTCTGTTGTTCTGATTGAGCTTGTCGTCTTGGTTGCAGAAGCAAGACTCATTTGCTGGGCAAAGCGGATCATTTGTGCCGTTGGCGTCAGTCACAGCCATCTCGCATGCCGCGCCGCTACCACCGAAGATGCTACCTAACGTCATCGTCTGACCAAAGACGCTGACTTGCGTCGTACGAACATCTGAGACATTTCCAGGAGGAATGCTGACCCCTCTGCTTCTCAAGAACGTTCCGAGCTGGGCATAAGAGGGTTTACGACATCCATGCAATCTTGACATGATCTCATCAGCAGCAGGAACTTCAAATTGAGGAAGAGGATCACTCATCCCAGTTCCTGTTGAGACCGTCGCCTGAGGGGTTTCTGAAGATCCTCCCATTCCGCTTGTAGTGGACGACGAAGTGACTGCTATGACAGTCGAGTCAGTCACATGTTGAGGGTCTTCAACGCTTGGACAGTCATTTGCTCCAACGTCAGGTGCCGTTGATCCGCAAGAATTGACCCATAAAAATGTTGCAAATACTCCAAGCAGTGACCATAACAGGTTTTTTGTACGTTTTTTTTGCATGGCTTAGAACCTCGTGAAGTCATCTGAAATCAGGACCGTGCGTAGTACCTGTTTTAAGTTATATCCGTTACCCTTAAATTGTGCAACTAGCTTGGACAACGTCACAATCTCAGGATTCGGATCCTTCCTATCAGGTAGACTCACCCAGGATCGACCACCCACCTCGGTGATGTCAGGTCGTCCCATTGCATAGTTCCACGCTCGTTTCACCGCACATTCGATGACCTCATCGTCTTTAGACATCCGTTGACCTAACTCTGTAAGGTTTGACGCAGATCCAGACGTCTCAATGCCGTCGACCCTCATCATCTTCTTCCATGCAGTTCCGTTCTGGCCACCGTTTGGGCATTTTGAAGGTTCGATGCACAACCAATCGGACAACTTTGCTCGAGGTGAACCGTTCACCGGAACGAACACCGAGTATTCCCCTGCTGGTGTCAACATCTGGAAGATTCCCTTTGAGTCAAATTGGCTGAACAAGGGCGCTCTGTGATTCCACGTTGAGTGACAGTTGGCGCAGACGTTGCTAGAATTGTAATCATGAAAATCTACCCGACCTCCGTTACACTTACCAGCAATCTCGTTAACGGGCCACTTATTGTTGTACCCAGGAATGGATTTTTGATCTCCGCACGGTGGATCAACCGGAGGTTGATCGGTCGGCTCACCGCCTGATTGTTCATTACCGTTTTTGCACAGGAATGTCTCATGAAAGAAACGATTCCTCCTGAAGGACAGGTTGCCGTAGTACAGGCTTTGAGCACCAGGATCTGTCAAGATTCCTGAATGATTCATCCCGGCAGGAAGATTGCTACAAGACCCATCAACAAAGGTGTTGCTTGCAGGATTAAAAGTAGGACATGTATTAGACTGTTTTTTGAGGATGTTACGCCAATCTTTTCCTTCATAGACGACCTTTGCCGCAAATGATGGAGCAGTGTCACGAGTCGGTTCACCTGCCGTCGTCGATGCACCGCCCATCTTGAACGTATATTTGAAGAACTCGACCAGAGTCGCAGCGAACCGCGGATCGGCAAGCTTCTTATCGATCAATTCCTCATACTTCGCAGCCTGCACGTCGGGAGGAAGATCACCGAGTTCATAGATCTCTGACAACGTCGGGACATCTCCAACTAGAAGAATGCTAGCCGTACGAAGAGCTTCTGAGTAGTCGGTTTCCCTTTCGTCTAGTTCTGTCATCTCTTGCTTCTGTTCTTGACTCGAACCTGTCGAAACCGTCGTCGTCGAGGGTGAGGTCGTGACGCCTGACACTGTCTCTGCAGAAGTTGAAGCGACGGTCGTCTGGGATGAGACGTCAGACGTCGAAGGGACCCC